GGCACAGCCGAGCGGTTGACTCGGCCTTGACTGGCTCTTTCTGAGATTTGGCAACCGGCAAGGACTTGGCCGGTTTTTTGAGGCCGGCATCTTCAGCAGAAATCAGCCCCTTGTTCACCCATTCTTCAAGGGTCTTTTGGTCCACCATTGGGAAACTCATGTGTAAATCTTGTCTCCGTAAACTCGCTCGTGTGTGTCCAGAATGTGCTGCACCGTTCGGAACTCAATTTCCAAATCGTTGGCGATGGCGATCTTGTCCACGCCACCAACCCAGTAGAGTTGCAAACATTTGTTGATGCCACGATCTCCTAGGTATTCGAGGTCATAGGCCATGTCGGCGTCGACGGCGTCCTTAGATCGCCGCTGACGTTGCCCCCAGGACAGGTTGGACAGGAAACAGTTCCGGGTGTCGCTGTCCCGGTAGATAGGCTTGCATCCATCGGGGGCGGGTCCGTGGAAGGCCAGAAGGACAAGTTCGGCTACGTCGTATTGCTTGTTGCTGCCATCCTCATGGATGATCTGGACCACCTGCCTGCCATTCTTCACCCGCTGCTTCTTCAGCCGGAACTTCTGCCCATCCTTCCGGCGTGTCCAAATCTGCCCGAAGACGTTGGTGAAGTAGTTCGTGAGGCCGGGAATCTCTTTCATGTCTGACATTAAAAACCCTCTTGAAATTCGTTTCTAAAAAATAAGCTCCTAGGGGATTGGACTAGGAAAAGAAATAACGGTATTTTGAATGTCATTACTTCAAATCCGATCATTCAAATACTATTTTTACCATTATTTCTTTTCCTAGTCCTACTCCCTAGGAGCTTAATCGTTTCTCGCGTTCAATTTGTACACATAAGGGCTGCCACGATGGCCTTCGCCTAGGCGTTCGACTTTTCCACATTCAAACATCGGATTGATAACCTGACCGAGTATGTCTGACTTCTTCACTGGCTTGCCCATGCGCCCGACGAGGATTTCGGCGATCTGATCCACGTTCAGCGGACGACTGGCAGACTCCAGGAGAATGGCCATCACATGGGCATGCCACTCAGGTTTGGCCTTCGCGGGGGCCTCCTTGGGCTTGCCATCCACCACCCGATCATCCGGGTCGCCCATGCCTTCGTACTTGCCGTTCTGCCAGTCGCAGAGTCGCTTGGTCGGAATGTCGCTGTAGCGTCCCACGGCCGTGATGATTCGCTTTGTCTCCTTTGCGTCTGTGGAATCCCGCTTGAATTCCATGAGGATTTCGCAGAAGGCGGGCAGGCCACCCGAGCCACGGGCGCCAACGAATTCATCACCGCCAGACTTGCGGGTGTGGTGGACAAGCAAGACACCGGCCCCGGCACCATCGCGGGTGATTTTCCAAAGCGGCATAAGGGCTTTTTCCACCTCGCTGGCCGAGTTCTCATCGTCAACGGGCCACATCTTGCTGAGTGTGTCAAAAATCACCAAATCGAAGCGATGCTTCTCCACATCAACGGCGATGTCTTCCAGGAGCTTCTTCCATTCATCGGCCTTGGGCCGACTGGTAAACGGCCTGACGCACATGGCCACATGGTCACCAATCAGCAATTCATCGCGGCGGGTGGCCCAAATCTTCTCGTCTTCCTCGGTGACGTAGAGTACACGAGCCGGTGTGACAGCTTGGCCCACAAACTCCGTAGCCGAACCATCTAGGGCCTTCAGCAGATTGGAAAGCATGGTGCTTTTCCCAATCTTCCAAAGTGCGGAGAACATGGTGATGCCACCACGTCGCAGGTAGCCCTTCCAGATCCATTTCACGTCTTCATCATCAGCACAGCACTGAGAGAGCCACTTTGAAGGCGATTGAAAGGGCTTGTCATCCGCAACCGGAGGAAGTCCCTTGAATGGATTGGCATTGCCCATCAAGAATTCAGACAGGTCAACCTGACCAGGCTTCACCCTAACGCTGCCGCCGTAGCCCTTTTCCTTCAACGTGCGTGCCGCCGCCGAAAAGTCGCCCTTGTGAACCAACTGGGCATAGACGGCAAAGCGGCTGTACGGGGTTTCTGACGAGAAATCAGTGGAGGTAGTCCACGCATAGAAATATGGGTAGCCTGCCGACTTGCTGCTCACCATGCCCACAGATGCCGAAATGCCATCAGACTTGCCCGGTCGGGTGAGGAATCCCCGCCCACCGTCCAACTCTCTGGCCCATGTCCACCCGGCATCAAAAAGGCCAGCCTCTTCCCACGTTCCCCGCAAATTAAAGTCGTTCCCCGGCGAATCTTCTCCTGCCGGGGCACCGTGCGTGTCGCGGTCGCGGGGTTGATCCACTGAGAGATATTCATTGCACTTGCCACCATAGCCAACCAATGAAAACCATGTGTCTTCATCCAGTTCGACAATCTCGCCGGGGATCTCCCACTCATAGAGCTTTCCCGAGCGGTGGCATTCGGCAGGACAACCAGGGGCCAACACCTGATGACCTTCACCCCGAATCTCAATCTTCGTCTTGCCGCCGGCATAGCGGGCAAGCTTGCAACCCGGCTGCGGCTGCGACAAACGGATGTAGACGTGCCGCCCACCGGATGGGGTGGAAACCGTAGGCAGGGTGAGAACCAATGCCCGCAATTCCTCGGGGAGTGTCTGCAACCACTCGACGTAGGCACTGCCATTGCCGTCATGCTCAAAATCGAGGATGACCAAATTACCCGATGCGGGACCGGGAACAATGCCCAGCCCAACAACCTTGCCACCTCCGAACCACTCATTGAGCGTGGCCTCATCGGCCATTTTGTTGGAGTAGGCACGCCACCCAGAAATGAGCGGGGCTTTGCTTCCATCCGCACGCACGGGGATGACAGAAACACCGGCGGCAATGTATTTGCCGGCAACGTCGAGCATATTCATCAGCAAGTCCAAAAATGAGAATTTAGAAAGGGCAGTCTTCTTCTTCGGCAGGAACCAATGTCAACTTGGTGTTCAGCGTGTCCATCAGGGCCATGGCTTCCAATTCCAACGCATCAAACTCACCCACAGCATCAGGAGAATCAAAAGTGTCCAGCGGTGGCAGTTCATGCCAAACAATCTCAGGAAAGGCTTTCCCTGGCGTTGTCTTGATGGTGATTGAAATGGGCGAAAGCACCCGCCCATCCTCGGCCATTTGAACAGCCTGAGCCGCTGAGTGTGGGCATTCATCGTGGCTACGCAGTGCCCACCACTTTTGAGCCTTCTTCCGTGCAAACCCCTGATGCTCCACGCATACCCACTCGCTCACCCTGGAGAACATGGAAAGCTGATAGGTCACGCGGAGCGTTTGGGGTGTGCCTTCCTCCGAATTCTTCTTGGTGTGGACGTTGTAAAACACCTTCTCCACCGGCACACGCTCCGTCACTGGATCGGTGCTGACTGGTTCGGCGTCATCAGCGAAGGGATCATGGGTGATTTCGCGTTCCTGCTTGGGAAACTCAAAGCCGCATTCAGTGCAGACGGCACATGAGATCGGAAGAACTTCGCGGCACTCGTGGCAGACGCGAGTCGATTGTTCTTCTGATTTGCCTTTGGCCTTTGGTCGAATGACATCAACCGGACCATGGCGGCGAACATTGCCACCAAAATCTAGCAGAAGGCAGTTTTCCTTACCCTCTGCCAGACGGAAGCCTCGCCCAACCATTTGATAATAGAGTCCAGGCGAAACAGTTGCACGCAAGAGGACAACGGCATCCACATTCGGGGCATCAAATCCGGTTGTCAGTACGTTGACATTGACCAGGTACTGAAGCTGGCCTGCCTTGAACCTTTTGAGAATGTCGGCCCGTTCATCATCTGGCGTGTCACCAAAGATGGATTCAACATCCGCTAATGCAATCTCAAGGTGATTGACAACCCTTTTGGCATGGTCAATGGTTTGGCAAAAAATCAAAACGCTCTTTCGCTTTGCCGTCCAACCTAGGATCTCCTCGCAGGCATTGCGAACGATTGAACCTTCAATGAATGCCGCCTCAGCCTGCCGGTCGTCAAACTCACCTCGGACAATCTTGATGGCCGATGTGTCGATTGAGCCAACGGCATGCTTGTTCACAATCCGACTGAGGAAGCCTTCGTTGATCAGTTGTTTGACACCCACTTCGTAGGCAATATCCGTGAGGAGTTTATCCTTGCCGCACAAGTCACCGTCGCCCGTGCGGTAGGGGGTTGCAGTCAAGCCGATAATGCGAAGGTCGGGGTTGATTTCCATCAGGTCGGAAAGCAACTGCTGGTAGGTTCCTTCCGACTTTTCCGATATGAGATGCGCCTCATCAACGATGACGAGATCAAACCGGCCCAGTTCGGCACCCCGCTTGTAGGCTGATTGAATGCCAGCCACAACCACGGCATTAGCGGACTCCTTTCTCTTTAGCCCAGCAGAGTACACGCCCACATCAAGATCAGGTGCCACGGTCTTGATTTTCTCAACGCTCTGCTGAAGCAATTCCTTAACGTGGGCCAGCACCAGGACACGGCCATCCCAATTGACAACCGCATCGCGGCATAGCGTGGCCAAGAGCGGAGTTTTGCCGCTACCTGTCGGAAGCACCACACAGGGATTGCCCGACTTCTCACGCAGGTAATCATAGATTTTATCTACTGCTGTTTGCTGGTAGTGCCTGAGTTCCATTAGCCAATCCTCAGATGGGTGCCGCGCGGTTCGAGTGTAGCAAATTCGAGCGTTTCCCCCTTACTTAATTCGCTGCGGATTCGTTGCTCATCAATATCCACAACAACACGCTCCACTTTGTAATCTTGGGGCACCGCCTCAAGGGTGATTTTAAGTGCCTGCGTACCACCATTGGCCTGAATGCGAACAGATTTAGTATTGCTAGCGGTGGCCCTTGTGCGGCCGGTCATCTCCAGATAGACCTTCATGCGATCCTTGAGTGACTTGATTTTGTTCTCGCGGGTTTTGGCTTTCATTGCGAACTGTTCAGCCTGCGCCCTGGCCGCCGCCGCTTCCATCTCAATCGTTGCAATCAAGTTGAGGTAGTTCGTCAGCTTCGCCGCCTCTTGATTCTGAAGATCGTTGAAGAACTCTTCCAGTTCTGGCCCGATTTCGCCATCGTCATTGATTTGATGCAAGACCTTCACCAACTCATTGCCAATTTCAAACAGGGTAGCCATGCGTGCATTTCCTTGATGTGCGTAGAAAGGCCCGGCCAAAATGACCGGGCCAGAGAATCTAAACTGTCTTTAAACCTTGCTTTCAATTCCTTGCTTTTTCGCCCACGGGGGCGGTGATTTGGCGCCAGGAGCAGGAGCGGCAGCCTTCGGAGCGGCGGCAGCATTGGCAGGCTTATAGCCCTTGATGCTCGTCTCGGTGGTATCGCCGGGCTTCTTCTTGCTCACCACATAAATGTTGAGCGGCAGGTCATGCAACTGGGTGGAGTCCTTCGGCTTCAGCACACCCACCGCATGACAGATCGCCGAAAGTTGCTCATAGGCAATCCGAACGGCGTCTTGGTTCGGGTTGTCGATGTTCAGATTGGTCCACACCTTGCGGCCCTTGCAATCCCCTTCGAGGATTTCAAAGGTGATGGCGAGGTAGCTGCCCGTGCCCGCCTTGGTCTTCTTTTCTTCGCTTGCCGTAATGACGGCCTTATAGTTCCCGGTGGGGAGCGGTTCAAATCCCTTGGCCGGTTCAACTTCAGTAGCATCAAAATTCAAAATAGCCATCTGCGTTTTCCTTAGTTCTGGTTTTCGTTCTTAGTTCAAAAACTTGGCGAATTCATCCCACGCCAGGGGGATTTCTGCGGGCAGATCATAGCGATTCTTGGCCACGCAGGCCGGACTTCCAATACAGCGAAGCACACGCTCGCCACCATCGGCCCCCACTGCCTTTGCAATGGTTCGTTGTTTGTTGAAACCGCTGTCCTCGGTCACCGTTCGCATTTTGCGTGTGGCAAACAGCACGGCATCCGACCACTCTCGAATCATGGCGTCCGCATCTTTGTGGAGACGCAGCGTATAGCGGTCGTAGGGCGAAGATTCGGGATCTTCAAAGCGTTCAACCTTGGCATGGGCAATCAACACAATGGCCATGCCATTGGCCCGAGCGGCATCCAAGCCGTCAAGGATCTCCTTCCACTGGGCCAATGCATGCTTGTAACCCCTGGCGTAACCACCATCAGCTTTTTCAATGTGGCTCACGTTGAACCGCTGGCAGACATCGGCCCAAATAAGCTTCTCCAGCCAGTCTAGGCTGTCAATCGCCAGCGTTTGGAATGGATGGCCACCGGCTACGATGTTGCCCAGTTGGTCAACGAATTGCCGATAGCTGGTTGCCAAGGGCAGTTTTTTGGTGTTGATGCGTCCCAGTCCGTTTTCCGTTTGGATGAAAATCGGATTGGGAGAGCAGGAAGCGAAGGTGCTTTTGCCGATGCCTTCCTGCCCGTAGACGACGACGCGCGGCGGTTCGCTTGAAACCCCCTCGATGATGTCATTTTGCCAGTCGAATGTTGACATTTTGTTCGTTCGCTAGTTTGGTTAGGTTAGTTTCAAGTTTAATACGGCACTGCTGAAATAGCCTTTTGGCCTCATCATGTGTCAACTGCTTATTCAACAGCCAACAGGCGGCAGAGTAGGGAGTCAGGAAATCATGCTCCTCCTCATCGAAAACAAGTGTGGTCATTTGTTGGGCCTCCACTCTTTGTCTGGCATCATGTGATACTTAACCTCACTCGAAAGTCGCGGATTCCGAATGAGGACAACCATAAATGCCATCCAGGTAATCAACGCCAGCAGAAAGGCAAATGCCAGAGTGTCGATGTAGGTTATTCGCCTCATTGCTGGCGTCCTTCAACCATGGAGAAGAACAGCCCAATGAACCACACCATGCCCACATAAACCATGAAGGCGGCAATGATTGTTTGCCAACTCATCCACTCGAACGATTCCATAGCATCCCCGTGGACGCTCGGAATGGCGTCCGTTAGAAGGTAAATGTAACTTGGAAAAAGCCGATTTCCTCACCGCTCGGCAAACACGGTTGAACTC